CAAATATTGGAAAGGTATATTTCAATCAACTTAGAACACATTTGGATACTGTATAATGAATACTTATTTAAAAGAGATTACAGATTGGGGTGAATACCCCTGCAAGAACCACACTTACATTGTCAACAAGGCAATGCAGTTAGTCGGTTACATCAAGACAGGAACTAAAGAAGAGATAATCTTCAAATCCCCAATGAAACAATTCTCTAAAGCAAGACGAAAGTTCGTCACCTTAAAAAGATAAACTTGACAATGCCTCTCACTTTTTGGTATACTATAGTTTGAATCGGGAAACAAATAAAATATGACAACTCAAATACGAAATCAAAAAGACCAACTTGCCAAACTAATGGCAACCGAGGACTTAACCATCGTTCATAAGAAGGTGCCTACTGCATACTTCGATATGAAGAATAGAATCCTATGTTGTCCTATTTTTAAGGATGATTTATCTAACGAACTTTACGATCTGTTTATGGGTCATGAAGTTGGCCATGCATTGTACACTCCATATGAAGGTGTGCATAGTGCAATAACTAAAAACAAAACACTTAAAGGATATCTCAATGTTGTTGAAGATGTCCGAATCGAGAAAGCTATCAGAGTTAAGTATGCAGGATTGAGAAAATCTTTCTTCACTGCATATAACGAATTGATGGAAATGGACTTCTTTGGAATCAAAGACAAAAACCTTTCAGAACTTTCATTGATCGATAAGATTAACATTATCACCAAAGTCGGTGCAAGAGTTAACATTCCTTTTACTAAGGTCGAGCAAGAATACTTAGATATGGCAAATGCCTGTGAGACTTGGGACGAAGTAGAAGCTTGTGCCACTGCAATTTACGAATACTCTAAAGAGAACGAAACTAGAACCGAAGACGATGAAGCACTGGTTCCTAAGACATATGTTTCTGACGAAGACGGCGACGAAGAAAACGAAGACGATGAGTGGAATGATGACGATTCAGATGAAGACTCAGATGATTTCAGTGACGATTATGATGATTCAGACGATTCAGATGAAGACTCTCTTCCCGAAATAAAGGATTACACTGACGGTAATGATCACAATCAAGAACAAGAGCAGGACGATGTCGAAGATGAGGAAGAATCCAAACAACAAAAGACCACTGGTAAAGATGGTGGTCAAGGACTAGCAAACGAAGACTTTGATAAAGAAGACGGTGCTAGAGAGTCAATTACAGAACACCACGCACACAACAATGAAGACCAGTTTCTTTCAGAAGACAATCAAGTCAGAACTCTAATCAATGTTAAGAAGTCCTTCACAAACTCAAAGAACTTTGAGAAGTGTGTTATTGGTTACAAGACAATGATTTCAGATTGGGACAATGGTCTTTGGAACAAAGCACCTGTTTACCAATCTCCAGCCGACATTGACAAGATGTTCAAAAGAGCTCAGAAGACTTCTAAGAACTTGATCGAGAAAAACAAAAAACTTGTTTCTCACATGGCAAAAGAATTCGAGATGAAGCAAACTGCTTTGAGAAGTTCAAAAGCAATCAGTGGTAAAACTGGTAAGTTAGATATGAACAAACTTGCAAAATATCAGATTGTTGATGACATATTCAAGAAGGTGACAATGTTGCCTGACGGTAAAAACCACGGTGTAAATGTTATGTTGGATTGGAGTGGTTCAATCAGCAGACAAGTGTGTGACCTATTAGAACAAACACTTATCCTAGTGCAATTCTGCAAGAAGGTCAACATACCTCACAGAGTTTACTTGTTCACAGATTCATACAAGGTCGGTGAGGATTATCGAAGAGTTGAAAGTTCAAATCTAATTGAATTATTCTCAGACAAGATGTCCACAAGAGATTACATTAAGAACTGTATCAATGTCGGAAGTCTTTACAACAACTACTTTGCACAAGGTGTCTCTTATAGACACTTCGACAAGTTCATTGCAAAATGGAACACTTGGTTCGAAGGTGTTGATGAATTGATTCCAGGCCAATGGGTGAGTCTTGAAACTGGTGCTAACCCTAGTGGTTACAGATTAGGTGGAACACCACTTGATTCTTGTCTAGTGGCAATGAGAGTGTTGCTTCCTAAGTTCAATGCAGAGTATCAAGTTGAGAAGTCAATCCTTACAATTATTACAGATGGGTATTCTCATCAATCAGATGTCTTCAACAAAGATTCTGAAGAACAGGAAGACGAAGAATCACAAACAGTTGGTGAAGAGTACTACTCAAGAGTCAAAAAGACTCGACAGTTCCAAGACCCATTCTCAAAGAAATTGTACACTTACAGTTCAGGCAATGGATACGGCAGAGACTACTTTCAGGCAACCACGAACATCCTAGACTGGTTATCAAAAGAATGTGATGTGACCATCACTGGGTACTTTGTAATGGAGAAGAAGAATGACCTTTGGGGTCTTTCGAACGAACTTAAAGATGTCACTATGGATGTCGATGATGTTTGGAAGAAAGTACGAAAAGAAGGATACATGGTCAAGACCCACGGATATGGAAAATTATTCTTGACAGCTGCTTCTGCATTAACGGTTGATGGTGATGATACACTATCGGACGAAATGATAGGTGCAAAGAAATCATCACTGATGGCTGCATTCAAACGAAACCAAAGAAGTAAAACGACTTCAAGATTTTTAACCAATGAATTTATAAAGGAAATAGCATAATGAATTATAGAGAACCCCTAAGAGTAGACGAATCGTACTACATTAACCACAACACCGATTACAGTGCATTTGCAGACGCAGTCATGGAAGTCGGCCCATCACCCTGTGAGAAGTTCAATTGTCCTAAACAAGATCATTGTGCCGAGTTTGCAGTGGAGTGTAAGGCATTTAGAGTATGGACAAACGAAGGTGAGGCGGTTTACGATAGACATTTGTCTATGGATAAGAACGGTGACCCTAAAGAGAAAAACATTGAGATATCAGTCGGAAAACTTTTGCAACCATGCAAATAAACTTGACAATGCCTCCCGCTTTTTGTTATACTATGTATATAATGAAAAATCAAAGGAAAAACAAATGAATAATTTATTAAAAACCCAAATCATCTCAATGAGTTCTATATCAGAATTGAATGAGGTCATCGCACTTTGTAATGAAGTGAAGAAAATGAACGCTAAAACAAGTTTGTCGGTTGGACAAAAAGTTTATGTTGTTCAGAAAACCAAGAAGACTCTTGGCGAGATTCTGAAAATAAAAATCTCTAGAGCGACTGTGAAAATGCCTGAAGGTACTTACTCAGTTCCATTAACAATGTTAGAGGCAGCATAATATGAGTTTAAGAACTTACGATAGAACCGAGTCAATTGTCATTCAAGGCAAAGACTTCCATTTCACTCCCGATAGAAAGGAGTTTCTCGAAACTCTTGTGAAGACATATCCCAATCAAACGAACTTCGTCAAAGAAGATTTCACAGCGATTGGTGGAATGCCTTACTGGGTCAAATCATCACGATATGATTTTAAAGATAATGGTATCTTTAATCTCCATGCAGTGGTTCAAGGTTACAACGGTGGGTACGAACCCGAAGTTCAAACTGCTCCACCACAACCTGCCCCAATCAAGGCACTAAGTGTAGCACAAAACATGCCAGTTGCAGCTAAAACTGTTGCTGTCAACTCCCTTGACAACTTCAAAATAATCCCCGAAAAAATGGAGAACTATGTTCCCTTCGGTCATTATAAAGATGTTAAGAACATTATTAAGTCAAAACTATTCTTTCCAATCTTTGTGACTGGTCTGAGTGGTAATGGTAAAACATTGATGGTTGAACAAGTTTGTGCCATGTTGAAACGAGAATTATTTCGAGTGAACATCACCATCGAAACCGATGAAGATGATCTAATGGGTGGCCACACACTACAAGGTGGAGACATCGTGTTCCGTGAAGGCCCAGTTATCAAAGCAATGAGAAAAGGTGCCGTGTTACTACTTGACGAAGTTGACTTAGGGTCAAACAAGTTGATGTGTCTACAATCGGTTCTTGAAGGTAAAGGTTACCTAATCAAGAAAACTGGTGAGTGGGTTACACCTACTAAAGGTTTCACAATCCTTGCGACTGCAAACACCAAAGGTCAAGGTTCAGATGACGGAAAGTTCATTGGAACCCAAGTTATGAACGAAGCCATGTTGGAAAGATTTGCAATCACCATGCAACAAGAATATCCACCAGTGAAAACTGAGAGAAGTATTCTCTCGAAAGAGATGGCATTGACTGGTGAAGTTGATCAAGAATTCTGTGAGAAACTTGTTGACTGGGCAGACATTATCAGAAAATCATACTACGAAGGTGCGATTGATGATGTTGTGACTACTCGAAGACTTGTTCACATTGTCAATGCATACAGAATGTTTAACGACAAACTGAAGTCCATTACAATGTGTATTTCAAGGTTCGACCAAGAAACACGAGATTCCATCTTAGACCTTTATACCAAGATAGATGCAGGGGTCGATTTAAATGCCTCTGTTGAAGAAAACCCTATTGACGAAACAGGGGTATAGGAGTATACTAAGGTATGTTTGGAAATAAACCAAAAATAAACTACAAGTACAACGAAAGGGGACTCTTACAGGAGTTCTCTGATTATGTTGACAAGACCTATGACCAACACTACAGTCTGAGCAAGTATCAGGCCACGGAGTTCATTATGGACGCTGGTCATGGAGAAGGTTTCTGTATCGGGAATGTGATGAAATATGCACAACGGTACGGAAAAAAAGAGGGTAAGAACCGAGCTGACTTATTGAAAGTCATACACTACGGATTTCTTGCATTAAATAATCACGACAAGGAGAACAACCAGTGATGAAAATAAGTAACGACACGAG